GCGAGGTAATAAAAATGGCTTATAAATTAAATGGTAGAACACTCCCTATAGATAGGGGTTTTACTCACAACGACATACAGTACCCAAGTAATTGGTTACGACTATCCACACAGGAAGACAAAGATGCTCTTGGTATTACATGGGAAGCAGATCCAGTAAGAGCAGATGATAGATACTACTGGAATGGTGAACTAGATAATCCTAAGATGTTAGATGACAGATTAGAAGTTGATGAGAATGGTCAACCATTATGGGAAAAAGTATTAGATAATACTGACCCAGAAAATCCTGTTATGGTAGATTCTAATGTTCAAATGAAAACACTTGGTCTTAAATCTAATATGGTTTCACAAGTTAAACATACTGCTGGTACAATCCTCGCTCAAACTGACTGGTATGTAACTCGTAAATCAGAAAAAGGTGTAGACATTCCTGTTGAAGTAGAAACTAAACGAGATGCAGTTAGAACAGAATGTGATAGGTTAGAAGTTGCTATCAATGCAGTAACCACAGTAGAAGAATTAATTACAGTAATGAACTCACAGAATTGGGGTGAATAATGACACCGCATGAAGAATTAGTAGCTCACGAAAAACTTTGTGCAGAAAGATATGACACAATACATCATAGATTAGATCGCATTGAAGCAATGCTTAACAAATTAATCTGGGGAATCATGGCTGGTTTTGGAGCTATTGTAGTAGCTGTAGTTATGAGTACATTACATTTATAATGCTAACTATATTACAACATATAATTCCAATAGCGTTAGGTTTTTTTGCTAAACTTCTAGCAATTAAATCTCAACAAGCTCATGACCAACAAGCTTTAATGTTAAAGGCTTTAGCTGCTAAGTCTGTTGAAATAGACAAAGCTCGTGAACAATCTAATAACGAGTCTAACTTTGCAGCATGGAATCGTAGAATACTTATATTAGTTATACTGTCTCTTGTTGCTATATACCCTATTGCGGGAATACTAGGTGTTAAAACTACGATACCAGTTAATATTGAACCTTTTAATTTTCTTTGGTTTGAGTTTGGTGGTGGTACTGTTATGAAAACTGTTGATGGATTATATAAGTTTGAAGAAATCTTTCAATGGGCAACAATGATTATAGATTTTTATTTTGGTGGACAATTAGCAAAGGGTAGATAATGCCATATCAAAAGAATGGTAAAAGAGATTATAAAAAAGAACTTAACTGGGAAAAGAAAAAGAAACCTAGTCGAGTAAAAGATAGAGCATCACGTAATGCTGCTCGTAAAAAGGCAGGATTAAAAAAAGGAGATCCTAGACATGTGGACCATAAAGATGGTAATCCACAAAATAATAGTAAAAAGAACTTACGTAAAGTATCAGCTAAAACTAACTTAAGGAAACGATAATATGCCAAAAGTCGGAACAAAGCATTATTCATATACTAAAAAAGGTATGGAAGCTGCTAAGAAAGAAGCTAAACGTACTGGTAAAAAAATGACTAAGGTTAAAGGAAAGAAAAAATATGCCTAATAAACCAGACTCTAGACTTAAACGTGCAGGGGTATCAGGTTATAATAAACCTAAACGTACTCCTAGTCATCCTAAAAAGTCTCATGTAGTTGTTGCTAAAGAAGGAGACAAAGTAAAAACTATTAGATTTGGTGAACAAGGAGCATCGACTGCAGGTAAACCTAAAGCTGGAGAGTCTGCACGAATGAAAGCTAAACGTAAGTCTTTTAAAGCTAGACATGGTAGAAATATAGCTAAGGGTAAAATGTCGGCAGCTTATTGGGCTGATAAGGTTAAGTGGTAATGAGTTTAGTAGAAAACATTAATAAACGTAAAAAAGCAGGAAAGTCCAGAAGTAAAAAGAATAGTACTATAAGTCCTAAAGCTTATAAAGCTATGAAAAATAACTGGGGTAAAAAGAAAAAAGCATGATTAAAAAGTCTTTTGGTAAAGTATTAACAGGAACACTTCAAGATGTATATGAAGTACCTACAACAAAAACTACTCAATGGGTACTGTTATATATTACTAATACATCAGGGTCTAATGGGACAGTAGATGTTAATTTTTATGATGCTTCTGAAACTGCAACATTACCTGTATTATCTGGGTATACTATATCTGCTAAACAATTTTTCCAGATAGGTGAAGACTATAATTCATTTATTAAAATGGAAGCAGGGGATAAAATAACAGCTTCTTCTACACAAACAATGACATTGTTAATGTCTGTAATTGAAGAAGACATTACAGTACAAGGTGGATGATTCTCCTTGTACAGGTGTCTGCCGTATAGTAGACACAACAGGTGGAGAGCCTAGATGTATTAGTTGCTATCGTACTTATAAAGACTTAGATCAATGGTTGGTTATGTCTAGAGAAGAAAGAGTACGAAGAATTCAACAATTACAGCTAGAACGCTTGACAAATTAATAAAATTGTGCTATAATGTTAATATAATTAATAGGAATTAAAAATGACTTATTTAGAAGTAGTTAATAAAGTTTTAGTAAGACTAAGAGAAAATGAAGTAGGATCTCTTACAGAAACTTCTTACTCTAAACTTGTTGCTGAATTAGTTAATGTAGTTAAACGAGAAATAGAAAACTCTTGGAATTGGCATTGTTTAAGAGAAACTCTTACTGCTACCACTTCTGATGGTAACTTTAACTATGTGTTGTTTGGAGCAGGAACTACTTCTCGTATACTAAATGTATACAATGATACTGAAGACATACAAATGCACCCACGTTCAGGTGAGTGGTTTGACCAACAAATGCGAATGGTAGATACTGTTCAAAAAGATGCTCCAATGTATTACAATATTAATGGTGTATCTGAATATGGTGATATGCAAATGGATTTTTATCCTGTTCCTGATGGTGTATATAATATACGTATTAACATTGCTAAACAACAAGACTACTTAACTGACGCTTCAGAAAGAGTTTTAATTGATCCTCATTTATTAATTGAAGGAGTGTTAGCCAGAGCTGTAGCAGAACGAGGTGAAGATGGTGGCATGCCAGATCAAGAGTTCCGTTATAGAGCTATGTTGTCTGATTTAATTTCGATTGAAGCAGGACATAGACCTTTTGAAACAATTTGGTCAGCTAACTAATGCCTACTGCACCATTACAGACACTAACTGTATCTGCTCCTGGTTTTCTTGGATTAAATACTCAAGACTCTGGAGTTAATTTAGAAAGTGGCTATGCTACTATTGCTACTAATTGTGTTATAGATAAGTTTGGTAGGCTTGGTGCTAGAAAAGGTTGGGATTTACAAACTACTTCAACTCCTTTAAGTACTGATGCTTATATAGAATCTATTTTTGAGTTTAAAGATGTTGATAGTACTGTTACTTTTTTATCAGGTGGTGATGGTAAATTATTTAAAGGAACAACTACTCAAACTCAAGTACAAGTTTATTTAACTGATGAAACAACTCCAGTCGTCACGTCTTTTACAGGAAATCGTTGGCAGTTTCAAAGTTTATTAGAAGGTACTGGAGAGACAGCTAGGTCTTATGCTATAGCAACTCAAAAAAATAACACAGCTTTAGTTTATAGAAGATCAGGACCAAGCTATACAGGACCATATATTTTCCAACGAATTGGAACAGACTATGGTAATAAACCAACAGGAGTAACTACATTTGATCCTGATTGTTGTTTAAGTGCTTTTGGTAGAATGTGGGTAGCTGGTTTAAATAGTAATCCTTCTACAATTTATTTTAGTAAGATGAATGAACCTGCTAACTTTAGTGATTCAGGTTCTGGTGTACTAGATATTAGTACTGTTGTTGGGGGCAATGATTCTATTGTTGCTTTAGCACAACATAATAACTATTTAATTATCTTTTGTACACATCATATTGTTGTATATTCAGGAGCTATTTCTCCTGCATCAATGCAATTAGCAGATGTTATTAACGGCATTGGATGTATAGCTAGGGACTCTGTACAAGCGACTGGTACTGATTTAATCTTTTTATCTCGTAGTGGGGTTAGAAGTTTAAATAGAACAATACAAGAAAAGTCTTTACCAATGAGAGAATTATCTCTTAACATTAAAGATGATTTATCAAGTTATCTTGCAGTAGAAACACTTACTAATATACGAAGTGTTTATTATGAAGATGATGCGTTTTATTTAATTACCTTTCCAGGTTCTCGTATTATGGTTTACTTTGATTTACGAGTACCATTACCAAATGGAGCAGCTAGAGCTACCACTTGGAAAACAGACGATGGTACATTATTTAAAGCCTTTTGTAATACAGAAACTAGAGAACTACTATTAGGTGTTCCTAATGGTATAGCTAAATATTCAGGATATTTAGATAATAC